CGACAAGGTCGAGGATGAGGCAGAGGAGGGCAGCGCTGCTGCACCACCGTCACCGCCGGCTGCGCCCGAGACTGCACAGCCGGATCCTGCGCCAGCACAGTCTACGTCGCCGCGCTGCAGGAAGCCCAGCGGGAAGAAGACCCCAGCCGGGCCTCGGAGCGCCGGGCCAGGCCTCATCGATGGGCCCATGCGGGGTTTTTGCTGCGCGCTGTTCAGCGACGGCCGCCTGGTGCTGGAGACGCCGGGCCAGTCGATGACGCTGAGCGCGGATCAGACGCGCGAGCTGGTGCGCTACCTGGAGCGCATGGGAGGCGAGTCGTGAACTACTACGAGCACCACATCCGGGACTACGATGCCGACACAGCGCACCTGTCGTGGCTGGAGGATATGGCCTACACGCGGCTGCTGCGACTGTACTACCGCAAGGAAGCCCCCATCCCGGCCGACATCGCGCAGGCCTGCCGCCTGGTGCGCGCGCACACCAAGGCCGAGCGTCGCGCCGTCGAGACCGTGTTGCGCGAGTTCTTCGAGCTGCGCGACGACGGCTGGCGCCACGGCCGCTGCGACGAGGAAATCGCCGCTTTCCACGAAAAACAGCTTGGCAAAGAGGATGAGCGCGAGAACGCCAAGGAGCGTCAGCGTCGTGCTCGGGAGCGTCGAGCCCACCTCTTTGAGGCTCTTCGCAGTCACAACATCGTGCCTGCATGGACCACCACGACAGCAGAACTCGAAACGATGCTGTCACGTGTGACGGGTGGGGCAATGTCACAGCCAGTCACGCAGTCTGTCACGAGTGACGACACGGCTACCCAGACACCAGACTCCAGACTCCAGACACCAGAAGAGATAAACACACACACTGCTGACTCCACCGGAGTTGGGGGGGCGTGTGGTGTGACGGGTGGCGCAATGTCACGGCCAGTCACGCAAGGAGGACCGCCCAACGCCACCCAGGCAGGCCTCGTGTGCAAGGCCATGAAGGCCGTTGGCATCGCCGACGTGAACCCCGGCCACCCTGAGCTGCTCGTGCTCCTCGAGGCAGGCGCTACGCAGGCCGAGTTCGTCGGCGCGGCCGAAGAGGCCGCAAGGCGCCACAAGGGCTTCGCCTACGCGCTGGGCATGGTCAAGCGCCAGCGGCAGGAGGCCGCCAAGGTCAAGCGCTCGGTGCACCACGGACCGCTGCCCGCCAGCGACGACCCACGAGCGCGCCAGCTCGAAACCGCCGCCCTCATGACCGGGCGAGCGTCCGCAGGCACCACCCAGGAGACCATCGATGTCGCATCACGAGTCATCCCTTCCTGAGCCTTGGATCGAGCGCATCTGGTCGACGATGCGCGCCTACTACGGCGCGGCTTTCGACCGCATGTGGGCCTGCCCGGCCGGGGTCGATCCGCAGGACCACGTGGCCCAGCTCAAGGCCGTGTGGGGGCGCGAGCTTCGCCACTTGCAGCAAAACCCGATGGCGCTGCGCTATGCCCTGGACCACCTGCCCGAGCGGGTGCCCAACCTCGGGGAGTTCAAAGCCCTGTGCCTGGCCGCGCCGGCGCGCCGGCCCCAGCCACATGAGACGCTGCCAGCGAAACCTGCCGACCCGGCGTGTTCGGCGGCGTTGCTCAAGCGCATGCAAGCGGCCTTGTCCAGCCGCAGCCGAGACCACCGAGCATGGGCCTACCGGCTGCAGGAGCGTGAGCGCAAGGGTGAGCGGTTGACCGCCGCGCAGAAAGCTGCATGGCGCAACGCCCTGCGACACGTGGACGATGCCGCTGGAGGTGTGTCGTGATGGACCTTGCGCCTTGCAATCCGCGGTGCCAGCTCGACGCGTGCTCGATCTGCAAGCGGTTCGCCCCGCACCTGCCTCATCTGGCGGAGTGCCGACCGAGCTTGATCGTCATCGACGCAACCATCGTCCGAAAAGACGGCCAGTGCCCGCTGTTCCAGCGCTCAAGCCCAGTGGCTGTCGGATCGGGCAAGGAGGCACAGTGATCGTCTTGGCCGTCGATATCGGACTGTCCGGGGCTCTGGCCGCGGTGGATCACCGCCACACGTGCGTGGTGCACGACCTGGTGACGGTGGCCGCCGAGGAGGCCAGCACGAAGCCTCGTCGTCGCCTGTGCGGCCGCTCGCTGGCGCAGCAGATCCGCCAGATCGTGCCGCCGGGAGAGGCGGCCACGCTGGTCATCGAGGACGTGCAGGCGCGCCCGATGGGCAATGGCGGCCGCCATGGCAACGCCATCCAGACGCAGGGCTCGCTGATGCGCAGCCGCGGCATCGTGGAGGGCGCGGCCGACGTGCTGCGCCTGCCCCTCAAGGTGGTGCAGCCGCAGACCTGGAAGCGCCGCTTCGGGCTGCTGGGCAAGGACAAGCGGGAGTCGCTGGAGGTGGCCCGCCGCCTGTTCCCGGCCGCTCAGTCGCTGCTGGCGCGTCAGAAGGACCACAACCGGGCCGAGTGCCTGTTGATCGCCCTGTGGGGGCAGATGGAGTTGTCGTGATGCCCAACGTCACGCTCATCGACGGCCGCGAGGTGGACAGCGCATCGCCAGAGTGGCGCGAGGAGTGCCTGCAGCGCCACCGCCATGTGGACACGCTCTTGCGCCTGCACTCGCGCCAAGAGCGCGCCCAGTACCTGGAGGCCGTGCGCCAGGCAGAGGGCGAGGAGGCCGCGCGGCGGCTCAAGCTGAAGTTCCTCGCAGAGTGGGAAAAGTCCCGCGCATCGGCATCAAAGACACAGGAAGCCAAAGCATGAACGAACTGAACCGCCACGAGTGCCTGCCTCAGCCTCAGGCCCGCGAGATCACCGACCCCGACGAGCGGCTGCGTGTGTGGGCCGACACGCACGCGGGCGATCTGGAGCTGCAGCCGCTGCCTTCGTGGATGCAGCCCTCCCGCCGCATCCACCGCGACGCTGACCAGCCATGCCGCGACTGAGCCGCGATCAGTGGGAGTCCATCCGCGCCGAGCGCGAGGCGGGGGCGAGCTTTGGCGATCTGGCGCAAAAGTACGGCGTCGACAAGGCCGCCATCGTGCGCCGCGCCAAGGCCGAGGGCTGGAGCGACGGCACCGACGTGGCCGATGTCATCCGGCGCAAAGTCACCGAGAAAGTCACCGGAATATCACCGGTGGCCGACCCGAAAAAGAAGGCCGAGGCGATCTCCGCCGCCGCCGACCGGGGAGCAGAGGTCATCCGCCGCCACCAGGAGGAGACCAACGCCGTGCGCGAGCGGCTCTATGCCGGGCTCAAGGCGCACAAGGCGGCCTTGAAGAAAGAGGACAAGGTGCTGGCGTTCGAGGACTTGAAGGCCGCCAAGATCGCCAGCGAGACCATCATCAACATCCACCGCGCCGAGCGCCAGGCCTGGGGGCTCGATGAGGCCGGCGTGCCGCCGACCATCGTCATCGAGCGCAGCTACGTGAAGAAGGATCAGCCCGCATGAGCCGTTCAGCCGCCGCGCATGGCCTGTTGTGCCGCTTTGGCCAGAAAGCCAGAGCGCGTCATGCCGTGGGCGCGGGCGTACTCGTCCACGCGGGCCAAAACGCGGCGCGGCAGGGTGATGTTGATCTTTTCGGCCTTGCCGTCAAAGCGGGAGGTGTCCACCTCCACCAGCGCCCATACGCCACCAGCGAAATCGGGATTGGCGACGTGAGCCGCCAAGTCTGCCGGCTTCGGCACTTCGCCGCCGTCTTCGGTGAGGCCTTCCAGATGCAGCTCGATGGCCTCCACCGCATGGTCCAGCGCCTGCTCCAGAGTGTCACCCCCCGAAAAGCAGCCCGGCAGGTCGGGCACGGTCACGCCGTAGCGCACGCCGTCGTCGGTATGCAAAACCACAGGGTACTTCATCGTCTCAACCTCCATCACTTCCAGCCCGCCTGGCGGCCGATGGACGCCAGCGTCCCTTTGGGGATGTCGCCGTCAGGGTGTTTGACCGTCACCAGGCCCGGCTTGCTCGGATGCTTGAACTGGTGGTGCGACCCCTTCACCCGCACCAGTTGCCAGCCATCGGCTTGCAGGCGCTTGATGACTTCCTTGCTGTTCAAGGTGGTTATTGTACCCACCGAAGGCGGATTGTCAACACCATAACCACCGCCAAGCGCATGACCCGCATCCACATTCCCCCCATCGCCTTCCACAGCGGCCAGCAGGCCGTCATCACCCACCCGGCGCGCTTCAAGGTCATCAGCGCCGGTCGGCGCTTCGGCAAGACGCTGCTGGCGGTGGAGTGGCTGGCGCTCTTCGACGACGGCAGGAGCGCCATCGAGGGTGCGTCGGTCGCCTTCTTCGCGCCCACCTACAGGCTGTTGGCCGACGTGTGGGCGGACATGGAGCGCACCTTGAAGCCGGTCACGCGCAAGGCCAACAAGACCGAGCAGCGCATCGAGCTCATCACCGGCGGCA